TCGCCTCGTTCGGCGCGATCGGCTGGCCCTTCTCGTCAAAGCCGCAGATCCGCTCGTTGATGAGCGTGATCTTCTCGGCGGTGTCCACGTCGTCCAGCAGCGCGGAAAACGCCGCGTCCAGCCCGAGGAACACCGGTATCGCGCCGTATACCTTCGGGTATCCGTAGCCCTGCATGCCGTCGATGCTGTTCACCTCGGCGGTGCGCATCACGGCAAACGGGCGCACATTGCCGAGCCGCACCGTCTGCTCGCTGCCGGTCTCGCCGTCCTCGGTGAAGATCACGGTCTTGTACCGGTAATTCCCCTCCGGATCGAGCGTGCATATCACGAGCGTGTCCGCGCTCTGCGCGCCGCGGAGAGCCTCGCCGCAGAACGCCGCCTCGACGACCTCGCCGTTTCGCACCGTGAGCGGCAGAAAGCCGGTCGCGCCGATATAGTTGAGACAGATCCGCCCGCCGGAGAGCGTGCCGTCGCTCATCACGTCGGCGTCTTCGAGCCGCACATAGCAGGCGCTCGTCCCCTCCGCGCTGGTGAGCTCCAGCTGCTCGCGGTACTGCGTGTCAAACCGGTTGGCGGCAAGGATCTCGTGCACCGCCTCGTCGTTGCTTCCCGCGTCGATCTCCACGACCTCGCAGAGATTCGCGTCGTCCGCGGCTGCGCGCTTGGCAAAGCCCATCCGGGCGAGCGAGTAGCGCTCTCCGCTCACGGTCACGCGCCGGTGGTCGTCCGTCTCGCGGATGCGGTACCAGTCGTCCGCCTTCCACAGGATATCCGCGGCCACCGTGTTGACGGCGTACCCTGCCTTCTCCAAATAGGCCTTTACATGCTCCTTCATCTTGCCCTCCGGTCAAAATAATCCGTCCAGGCGCTCCATGCATAGTTGAAGCTGTCCCAGTAGTCGTTGATGTTCCCGAGATTCTTGTCCTCGGGGATGCTCGGCTTGTCCGCGTCCCAGCGCAGCTGCGATAGCGCCGTGATAAGCCCCGTACACCGCCGGTCGATCCGGATCCGGTCGGCGCAGAGCAGCCCGTCCACGCTCACGGGGCGGCTCTCCAGCGGCGTCTTGACGCACTCGCCGACGCACCGCCAGGGCAGCCCGCGCCCGCGCAGGATCGCCGCCACGCGGTTTATGAGCGCGGGGTCGGCGGCGTCGCCGAACACGTGGTCATACCGTCCGAAGCGCTCCCGCACGCTCGCGCAGAAATCCGCGCAGGCCGCGGCGATGCCCTCGGTGTCGATCCGCTCGCCGCGCGGCAGCGCGCTCTCCGCGAGCACGACCATCCGCTCGTACCCGTTCACGAACCCGACGGCGCACATCGTGTTGAGCGATCCCGTGCCGCCGAAGTCGAGCCCGACGCAGATCTTCGAGTAGCCGTCCCGCGGCGCGTCGGTGAGCCATCGCTCGCGCTCCGCGGAAAAGTACGGGAACACGAGCCCCTCGGCCACGCACCACTCGCCGAGGATGTAGCGGTCATAAAAAACGCCGCTGTGCTCCCGCTTCATCGCGGCCCGCACGTCGGCGTCGAGAAACGGATTGTCGTCGATGCAGTACTGCTGCGCGAAGACATCCGCGTCGCTGTCAATGAATTTCTTGAACCAGTGATCCGGTTCCTTGGGGTTGCACGTGCCGTCAAACCGGCTGTACGGCTTGTCGAGACGGCTCTTGAGCATCTCGAAGACCTCCGGCTCCCAGGTAACGACCTCGTCGCCGTAGCAGTACTTGATGCTCACGCCGCGCAGCCGGTCCACGTGCTTCCTGTTGTCCGCGCCGAGACAATGCACCCGCTCGCCGAAGAGCGTCGCGGTGTTGTCGCTGCGGATGCTGGACACGAGCGCCGCGCCGAAGATGTTCTGCATCGGCTCGATCACGTTGCGCTGCAGCGTCCCCTTCGTGTTGCCCATAAGGACGATCAGCCCGTCGAGCCCCTTCCGCTCGCGGATGGAGCGGGCGATAACGAAAAAGTCGAGATACGTCTTGCCGGAGCGCGTCGCCCCGTGCTTTATGTTCCACCGGTGATACGGTTCGCGCCAGAACGCCTTCTGCTTCTCACTCAGCCGCAGCATCGCCGATCCCCTCCAGCAGCCGGTCGAGCTTTTCGAGCGCGTCCGCCTCCTCGCGTCCGCTCTTCGCGTCAAACATGCCCAGATGCTTGCCGAGCAGCTCCAGCGCCCGCAGCTTGTCGTAGGTCTTGATCTCCATGCCGTCGCGCCCCTTCTTCACCGAGGCGACCGCCGCCCGCTTCTCCGGCGGCAGCTTGCCGGTCTGATGGACGGCGTTGCTGGTGGTGTAGCGGTCCGCGATCAGCAGCCCGCCGGCTTCGTAG